TTCCGCAAACCGCGATAAGGTCGGAGAAAAGACGTCGGGCATCGGTCAGGCGTTCGGAGACGGCGTATGGGTTAGCGAATCAAAAGTCGTAGACATCACCGCGCCTGCAACCGATCTCGCCCGCAAATGGGACGGATGGGGAACCGCACTCAAGCCCGCGCACGAACCGATTATCGTCGCGCGTAAGCCGCTCGCCGGGACCGTGGCCGAAACGGTCGAGAAGTACGGAACAGGAGCAATTAATATCGATGGGTGCCGGATTCCGACGGATGATGATCTTAACGGCGGCGCGTATTCCAATAATCGCGAAATATCTACGAATGAAGTTTACGGGGAGTACAAGCGGTTAAATCCCGATCAATTCGTGCAACCGTCCGGACGATTCCCGGCTAACGCTATCACAACGGACGAGGACGCATTCTACTCGCAGTATTTCAACGTCACGCCGCGCGAAGTCTGCAAAAAGGCGACTAAGGCGGATCGTAACGCTGATTGGAGAGGCGTTGAGATTACGGAGGTGTATACATGGGAAGATGTGGACCTAAGCCAGTCGATGGACGAGTTAAGCCTACACCTAAAGGATACATTCGAAGATACGACGCCGAACACAAGCGCCAGAGAATGGAGCACGTTATTGTCTGGGAAAAGTACAACGGACCAATTCCCGTCGGATACCAAGTACATCACATTGATGGAGATAAGACTAATAACGATATTGCAAACTTGGAACTCGTCGACGCGCTCACTCACAAAAGAATCCATTCGGGATGTTTTAAAGACGATAGCGGGGAGTGGTATAAACCTTGCAGAAAGTGCGGAGAGGTTAAGCGAGTTGAGACGGAATACTATCGACGAAAAGACGGCATTTCGCCTTGGTGCCGCAATTGCTGCATTAGAAACGCTGTTGAAAATAAGAGAAAGCGCAAGAACAGGCAACGTACACAGCACAGTTAAGCCGACCGCACTCATGGCGTGGCTCATCCGTTTAGTAACGCCGCCTGGCGGAACTGTGCTCGATCCGTTCGCCGGCAGCGGCAGTACGTTAGTCGCGGCCAAACGGGAGGGCTTCGGATATGTCGGAATTGAGCGCGAACCAGAATACGTAGATATCGCAAATGCACGCACAAAGGAGGCGGTCTAATGGGCGCAGTTAAAGTGGATACGGAAAAATCCGCAAGGAATTACGAAGTAAAATACGCACTCAACGACGCAGCAGGCGTTAAGGCGTTATTACGCGATCGCCACCGGATAGGCGAGCGACGCTATAAAGGCGACACGGCGGCCAGCGACATACTAATCGATTTGCACAGCGCAATCTATAACGCGGGCCTAACGGAACGCCAGACGGAGGCGATTGCGTGGGTGTACGGGCGTGATCTTACGCAGGCGAAGGCGGCGGAAATCATGGGGATCGCGCAGAAAAACGTTAGCGAAGCGATTGACCGCGCTGCCGAGGCGATTGCGGCGGTGTTTGCACGGTGGGAATACGGCGAGGTTAGCGTTGAGTTTACGGACGCGGAAGATATCGAAGAGGAGGCGGTTTAATGACGGAAAAGAAGCTGCTCGGCGGTATCGAGTTGAACCGGATTTATCAGCGCGATTGTATCGAAGGAATGCGGATGATTCCGGATAAAAGCGTTGATATGATACTCTGCGACCTGCCGTACGGGACTACGGCGTGTAAGTGGGATACGATCATTCCGTTTGAGCCGCTGTGGGAACAATATGAGCGCGTGATAAAGGATAACGGCGCGATTGTACTGACGGCGAGCCAGCCGTTTACTTCGGCATTAGTAATGAGTAACACTAAGTTATTTCGCTATGCATGGTATTGGAATAAGAATAAGGTAACAGGATTCGCAAACGCGAAGAAACAGCCTTTACGTAATGTTGAAGATATTGCCGTGTTTTACAAGAGGTTGCCGACGTACAATCCGCAGGGCATCATCCGAATAGATAAGACAAAGCGCAATGGGGCAAGTGTTGGAGGAGAAACAATGAGGACTGACATCGTGGGGAGCGCGGGGAAGGGAACTCTACGCACTGCCGGTGCGGAGTATGTACAAGAGTACACTAATTACCCGCGACAGACGCTCTCAATAAACTGTGAGACGTCTACAAAACACCCAACGCAAAAACCCGTCGACCTCTTCCGCTATCTCATCCGCACATACACGAATCCCGGCGAAATCGTCCTCGATAATTGCATGGGTTCCGGCACAACTGCGGTAGCCGCAACGATAGAAGGACGCGACTGGATCGGATTCGAAACGGAGCCTAAATACGTAGAAATCGCCAACACACGCCTAGACTCGCTGACCATTCCGAAGGAGGACGCCAACTAATGACGCAATATAACGATTATAAAACGCAATTCAACGAAGATACAACGGCACTCATCGCGACCAACATCGCAGACAGAACGGAGCGGATGGCGACTGTACAGGCGTTAATCGACCGTTATATCAACGATCACGGCGCGCCGCCAGATCCTGCGCAACTCGAGCGTCTGACCGATTATATTCTGCGCGAGGAGTTGACGGACCCTAACTTGCATAAGGTTCTCCATAACGAATACCCGATCCTATCCGAAACTCAGCTCGAAAGACGAAGATTCGGTGCGCGCGGCAGCGAAGAATCGAACATGCGCGGCGAGGTTTCGCTTAGCACTGGCGACGATATTGACGACTCGGCAAGCCGCCAACATAGCGGAGTTGGTTCGCAATTAGCGACGGACGGCAAGACGTACCGGTATCCAATTCGTCGGACGCGGTCCAAGCAGGAGCAGATATTCATCGACGAAAATACAAAGATACGGAACAAACGGAGGGCCAAGCAATACAAGAGAGACACCGCGCCCGGTGAGATACAGCGATATAACCTTTTCGAGAACGGCGGCGAAGTGCTGCCGTCTTTCGTATCGTGTATCGGAATAGTAGAGCGCGTGAAACGGGAGGCGAGCGTAGTAAATGACGATTAATATATCGCTACCTAACGATTACTATGACTTCCCTGCGCGTAACTACCGATCAGAAACGGCCGCACTCGGCGGAAAGTCCGGCGTTTATATCCTACTCGATAAGGACGGACTCGCGCTGTACGTAGGCAAGGCGGCCAATTTGCGAAGTAGGTTACGCGCTCACTTAAGTCAGCGGTCGCATATCGTGGACATTATTCCATTCGTCAAGAGCGTTCGCGTATATTTCGTTTTAAGCGAATATGAACGAGAAGTGTATGAAACGTTTGCGATTCAGACGTTCCAGCCGTCTAAAAACCGCGCTAAAGTGTTCTTCGACCGATACGGAGACAATGCGCAGGACGTGGAGGACCGTTTGTTCGAGATCAGGACGCGAATATGCGAATTAGAGGACGAGCGGCGGTTTATCCTGCAGGACATCCGCGAAGAAGATGAAGACGAGGACGAACATGAGGACGAAGATTTCCGTAGATATTCGCAATCGTTAACGTATATTGAGTTGCGGGCAATTGACGATGAAATACGCAAACTTCGAAAGGAACGTGATAAATTGCGGAATAAATGAACAAAGTGCGTATAAAAGTCTGTTTTTACCGACTTAGTAAGTATAGGAGTCAAATTTTAGAGGCGCGGAGAGAATCCGCGTCCTTTTTATTTTGCGAAGGAGGCGTTATAAATGGCGGACACTATCCGCGAATTAAACGTAGGACTCACAGACATCGCCGCGACTATCCGCGGACTCAAAGCGATCCAGCGCGAGGCGAAGAAAGCTACGCAGGCATTGCGCGAGTTAGAGGCGGTAGAATTAACGTATGAACAGCGACTGGAAGCCGCAGGAGCGATCGATTTACGCGATAATCACCGCATAATCGAGTTGGACAATGGGTACCTCCGTATTGAACCGATCGACCCGACGAAGTTGTGGAAGGCGGAGAATAAAAAATAAATGGAGTGGTGGAGTAGTGGCAGAGAGAACGTATTTCTACCTATACGTGGAGCATTACGTTAAAACGCAGGTAGACTTTGAAATTATCCTCGGACTGAGTGACGATGCGTACGAACGATTTCTAACCAAAGCTGCGATAGAGATATCCAGACGCACCTCTCCGAAGCAGGTTTATGGACTGAGCCGGGAAGATGTGCGCGAAATTGTTCACGATATGATTAACGATATGCTGAAAAAGAAGTGGATCGTCCCACAAAAGGAACCGCTGTTTTCGTTTATTAACAACGTAGGCGAACCGATGTTCATCTTCGCGCGATTCAAGAAAGACGCGGTCAGTATAGCGAAATCAGCGATACACGTCAGTTTAGCGTATTGGGGAAAATCGAAATCACTACGAAAAGTAGTCGAGATAAACGAGAGTGGTAGAGCCGTTCTTGATAACGGCGAGGAACGCGAAATCGGAACGTCGCGAAATTTCGTTAACCTTTACGGTCATGGGAGGAATTACGATGAGTAACGCTTATTTATACTGCTATTCGCCGGGGATGTTCCACTTCTTGCGCGCGAAAGGGCTTCGATATATTTGCGTGGGCATTAACGAGAAAACAGGCGGCCGGTTCTGGTTGTTCGCGAAAGATGACGCAGTCAGACGCGCATTAGACGAGTACACAGCGATTAAGTAGACGCTAAATTACGTGGAGTGGAGTGTGTTGGAGTATGAACGAATTGGCAACGGAATCATTACGCAGAAAGTCCGAATGTCTGGAGCGAGGCCATTATGCGCCCGTTCCGCATGATTTATTTCGCAGAATCGTTCCGATCGCAAGGGAGTACGACAAAGGCAACGCTCATATTGCGGCGCTTTATACGTATCTGCTTTCGCTAGTTAACGGACAGCCGGATAACGACCGGTATATGAGCGCATTCCCTTCCGTGCAGCGAATCGCGGATGAAACGGGGATTGGACGCAATAGAATACGCCCTCTTTGCGACGTTTTGGAGGCGGTCGGACTCGTTAAATCTGCGTTTGATTATACGTCGAACAAGCGCGATAAACTGTATTATCCGCAATATTATACCGAGCTGAGTGACGCCGAGATTCGCGCCAGATTGGACGAATTATATGGTCATTCACCGAGGAGTGAATTACCTAAATCACTGTAGAGTGAATTACCTAATTCACCGGAGAGTGACGGTAATAAGAACAAACGTATAATAACGAACATGTAAGAACAAACAAAACATTACCGCATCGGTTAAATTCGCTTCGCTCATTGAACCTTGCGGAAGTTGTAATAAATAAAAGATTAGACTCGCGACAACGAATATCCGCAAGGATATGAGTACGAAACCTTTAGGTTGAGTAGGGAATAATCATGAAGCCCACTCAAAGAAGTCTCTCATGTAGTCAATACAAAAACGCTTATACTAACGTTAGCCTTTGCGCTAACATAAACGGAGGGATTGCGCTACGGATAACGTTATCTGGTACGTTAGACAACTATTGCCGCTTAAATACCGGACAGTATACGAAGAAGACGGAAAGAGATATTCGTGTGAATGGCGTATGTGGTTCGGACGGTGCTTCGATATTGAACGCGAGGTGATCGGATGAAAGCGACAATTAACGGAGTATCGGTCGAAGGGACACCGCATGAGATTGCGGAATATGTCCGATTAGTTAGTGCGCAGAGTTGTACGATTAAGACGCCTGGAGTGCATACCGTACCTCTTCCGTATAATCCGGAGATTTATTGCGGAGAAGTTGCGAAGACTTCCACGTTCTAATCGCGTTAGGTGGTCCGCTATGCTTGAGCGGATGACCTACGCTATTATACTAACGAAAGGAGGCGAATGTCCGTGTTAAAGCGAATAGAGACGCATCATGCAATCGCAATTAAATACCTTGCGCTTCCTAAACGCGGAGGTAAGACGATGGAGGAGATCGCAACGGAGGCCGGAGTCAGTAGGCGTGCAGTTTACGATTGGCTTAAAGATCCGCTATTTGACCGCGAGCTTAAAAAGGAGATTGTGCGTCAGACTACCGCTAGACTGCCGGAAGTGATGGAGTCGCTAACAGACGCAGTCATATCGGAACATAACGCAGCGGCGGCGAAGCTACTTCTGCAGGTTAACGGTATGTTGACGGATAAGGTAGAGGTTGAAACAAAGAACGGTGACGTGACGGATATAGATTCGTTGAAGGCGCGTATCCAATCGCTGAAAGCTGAGCGCGACAGTCAATCGTAAAGTATGCGATAATGGACGCATATATAATAGGTAGGAACTCGGTGGGGTAGCGTGCACGACGGTTCACACAGCGTCATTTTATCAACGAGACGCTTCCGGCGCGCAGCCTTCCGGAAATTTTCGAAATCGGCAGTCGAGGCGGTCAGTACACGTATGCATAACCGGTGAATAACCGCCTGGATACGGTCACTCTAAGCGCTGTATAATTTACCAGCTACAAATCGTAGGAATCGCGTAATGATGCGGCTTTCCGGCGTTTATAACTGGGAATGAATATACTATGCATAACGCAAAAATATACAGCGCGAAAGAATGGCGTAGTGGCGCGGCTTCCCGGACACGACTATTGTTCAAAACCTGAGTTTTGTACATATGTCTGTGCATAAACGATGCATATCGTAAGGGTTACGAAAATGCCCGTTCTCCGCCCCGACGCTTTAACGCGGTGAAGCCCCCAAGGGGGTACCCTCGAGGGCCGCTTTCTGGCCTCCGAAAAATCCGCGCACCAAAAATAACGTTTGACTTTTCGGACTCGCCGACGCATGTATCTATCTGTGCGCTAATTTTAACGGGGAAATAGGCGTCCTAGCCTTACGATAGGGTTAACGGTCATCTGACGCAAATTATCGCTAAATCGACGCAAATATTACGGAGGTGTTGACGCGTGACTCAATACGTACTCGTTATTACGCAGAGTAAAGCGGAAGCCGAGACGTTTAACGCATTATTTCCGCCGACAACCCGTAGTTTTCGTATACGTGCGTTCCCTTACGGATACGCGTTCTGTGGTGAACGACACTACGAAACGCGCCCAACCGCACTAGTATCGATGATACCGCTAAGCGATGACGACAAATGGGTTCGGCAGTGTTTAAAACCATCGCTGAAACATGACGCAGCTTACATCGTTCCTCAATAACATATGCCTCACGCCAAATCTGACCGTGGATTTAGGCGTTTTTGCATTTTCGGAGTATAAACGGTCATCCAGCGTCGTAGAACGCTAATTCCACGGTAAAACGAAAGGAGGGCGCCACTATCGCCTGGGTAAACGGAAAATGGTTAACGCGACCTGAACGCGAAGAGAGAATCAACGGAATCGCATCGCTATTAGACGAACTCGACGGCGTAGATATCAGCGCCCTCGGTCCGGAAGATGCTGCGGAAATCGAATCCCAACTTGCGGAGTACGAACGCCTAAGGCGGATTCACCGCTGCGAGACGAATTTGATCGAGTTTGCGCTCGAATACTTTTCGGAGGCGCGGAATCCCGGCAACGACGGCAACTGGGACGGATTCGATATCACCTCGTATGACGAAGCGCCTGAGTTTCACCGTGAAATTTGCGCGCTAATGGACGATGTATCGAACGTTCATACAAACGATAAGGTAGCAGAGGCGGCACCGCGATCTCACGCGAAATCAACGTATTTATCAAAGGCATTTCCGATCCGCGAAATCTGCTACCGTAAGCGCAAATACGAAATCATCATTTCGGAGACGCCGGCGGTTTCAAGCGCTAATCTCGATTGGATCGCGATGCAACTTAAGGGCAATGCGAAACTGCGGGCGGACTTCGGTCCGCTACTTTCGTCGAAACAACAGGAGAACCCGAAGGACAACAGCTCGGAGTTCATCGCTTGGGAGCCGCGGGAAGACGGCACGAAAAAGTTGCTAACGAAGGTAGAGGCGGCATCGACCGGTCAGGCGCTTCGGGGCCGGAACTGGAACGGTGTGCGGCCGGACTTGATTATTTGCGACGACCTCGAGGATATCAAGTCTAACGCAGCCACGCCGGAATTGCGGAAGAAGTTGAAGGATTGGTTCTCGCAGACAGTCGTGCCACTCGGAGATCCTCGCGGAAAGAAAACGGCATTTATCTACATGGGAACAACGGTGCACCACGAGGCGTTACTCGTTGACGTCCTATATAACCGATCGGACTTCAAGTCGAGAGTCTACCGCGCGGTTATCGAATGGCCTGAACGCATGGACTTGTGGGAAGCGTGCCGACTCGTATATAAAGATCCGGACCGCCCGAAAGAGGAACGTGTAAAGGATGCGCTCGCCCTTTACGAAATGAACCGGGAGGAGATGGACCGCGGCGCCGTCGTATTGTGGCCGGAAGCGCAGCCGATATGGAAGTTGATGACGTGGAAATGGGATAACGGTTCTAAGGCGTTTAATACGGAGTACATGAATAATCCGGTAGACGAGGAATCGATGATCTTTAATCCGGAAACGTTCACGTATTGGGACGGCGGGACATTACACGAACTATTAACGCAATATCCTCGGCCGGCTGGCGAGTTTGATATCTACATGGGCGTCGACTTTGCGATGGGTAAGACACGCGGCGACTATTCCGCAATTGTTACGATCGCGCGGCACAAAGAGACCGGAACTAAATACGTAATCGATGCGTTCGGTGAGCGAATTAAACCGGACGCTTTTTTGCGTGTAATCGTCGAGAAGGCGCTCCGTTTTCAGCCGAACGCAATCGCGGCCGAGGCGCAGGCAGCGCAGGAGTTTTTCGTTATGCAACTGAAAGACGCGCTCAGAGCGGAAGGATATCCGGCCCAAACGCGCGTTAAGGAAATCCATCAGCGGTCGCGTAAAGACCTCCGGATTGAGGCGATGCTGCCTGATATTGAGAGCGGCGCTATTCAATTCTCGAAGAAACACGCGCTATTGCTGGAACAATTCGAAATGTATCCGGCCGGAACGCACGACGACTTGCCTGACGCCTTAGAAATGGCGGTAAGCATCGCGAAGACTGGACGAAAGAAAATACGGAAAAAGCCCGCATGGGCCTATTAATAACGAAGGAGGTGCGCGAATTGACGAAACTGTTTGATACCGGGCAGCAATACCCGCCCGCCAAGGATATTCCGCGATTAGCGAAGTATAAGCGCGGCCGCATCATCTTCGACGGTCGCCATGCGGAGATATACGAACGGGCAACGTCGCTCTTAAAGGACACGCCGCAAGCACCGCAGCTTCAAACGCTGTTTATTGCGGTTAACTTGATGGATATTTTGCTGACGAA